TTTGTGCTCCTAGGGAAATGAATGCATTTATCAGAAGCTATCAGCATGTTACTGATGATGCTCTCAAGCAGATTAAGAAGCAGAAGTATTATGAAATCAAGAACACTGGTTATACTTCTTACTTTGCAATGCAGAGTAATGCTCTTAATCAAGATGCAGACTTTGATGTTGAGGAAGGTGCCTCCAAAGCAAAGATTAAATCTGCATTTGTTAAGAATTTGAAGACCAAGGCACTAAATAAAAAAGTTCTGAGCAAGTTCATGGAGCTAGTTGCATGATGAAGAATTATGATTGGAAGGAAGAGGCACTCAAATGGGAACGTGACCCTCATACGAGGAAGATCATTATTAATGGTCCTCATGGTTTATCTTCTTCCTGGTGTTACCAATCAATGAGACGCAAGTATGACAGATCAAATTCTGGCACACAGGGGTGATTGAGACCCCTCCCTATCCCTTATAATGACTTTGTTGAAACAAACCACTATGGCACTCTCCACTGAATACATTCTGTCCTCCCTGTCCAATCTTTATGGTGAAGAAGTAGTTGCTGCTGATGTTCGTGCATGGTGTGCAATGAATGGCACTACCTATCAAACTGTCACTAAGAAACTTGATGAGTACAAAGTTGGACGTGGCAAGTGGAACCTGACTGTGAAAGAAAAACTTGAGCAGTCTTATGAAGCACCTGCAGCTGCTCCTGCAATTGAACAAAACCTTATCCCCCAGAAAGATGATACCTTCGTCCCTTTTGGTAACTTCACAGATATCAAAAAAATTATTAAGTCCAATCTTTTCTACCCTACGTTCATTACAGGTCTCTCTGGCAATGGCAAAACGTTCTGTATTGAACAAGCTTGTGCGCAACTCAACAAAGAACTGATTCGTGTAAACATTACCATTGAAACTGATGAAGATGATCTTATTGGTGGGTTTCGTCTTGTTAATGGGGAAACTGTATGGCATAATGGACCTGTCATTGAAGCACTCCAACGAGGAGCAATCCTGCTACTGGATGAGATTGACCTTGCTTCAAACAAAATCCTCTGTCTCCAATCCATTCTTGAAGGTAAAGGTCTGTTCCTGAAAAAGACTGGTCAATATATCAGTCCTGCCAAAGGATTCCAAGTCTTTGCCACTGCAAACACCAAAGGAAAGGGTTCTGATGATGGACGCTTTATTGGCACCAATGTGTTGAATGAAGCATTCCTTGAGCGTTTCCCAGTTACCTTTGAACAGTCCTATCCTTCTCCTGCCACTGAGCAGAAGATTCTTGAGGGTGTTGCATCTGACCTTAATGTGGTTTGTCCTGCTTTCTGCAAGCACCTGGTTGATTGGGCAGACATCATTCGCAAGACCTTCTATGATGGTGGTATTGAGGATGTTATCAGCACACGTCGTCTGGTTCACATCATTCGTGCCTACAGCATCTTCAACAACAAAGAGAAAGCAATTCAAGTTTGCATCAATCGCTTTGATGAGGAGACCAAGGCATCTTTCATTGAACTCTATGACAAGGTGGATGCTGAGTTCCAAATGGTTGACACTCAAGAGTCTGCTTGATATAATCTATGATAAACGCTTGGTCGCTTTTACATGATGAACTTTATGGAGATGAATCTATGACTATTGAATCAGCTACAAGTAAAGACTACAATGACTTTTGGGAAGGAGATGGATACAGTATGGTAGGTAATCCTCTTATGGGTGGTATGGCAGATGACACCATTAATTTTGGTGGTGATGGTATTCATGCTGCTGATACAGTAAAACTGGATTATATGGGTTTGGGAGAGGATCACATCACATTTACCTCTACCTATGGAACTGATACACTTAATCTGAATGCTCCAGTAGAAAAAAATACAATGTACAAATACAATGAGGAAGAGATCCTCAAAGAACTGAAAGATTATATTTGCAGAACCTACAACCAACATTACGCTGCTGGTGATGATAAGATTCAAACCCTGGATCTGATTGAAGCATGTGGTGATGGTGAAGCATTCTGCAGATCCAACATTCTCAAGTATGCCTCTCGCTATGATAAGAAAGGCACTGCACGTCGTGACATTATGAAGATCTTGCATTATGCTGTACTTCTGATGCATTTCAATGACAAAAATGCACAAAATGAAACCTACCCTCAGTGATGAAACTCCGTAACCCTATGAAACTGTCTGAAACTACTGTCAACCTGTTGAAGAACTTCTCTTCTATTAATCAGTCTATTTTGTTCAAGGAGGGTAACAAACTGCGTTCTATCTCAGTGATGAAGAACATTCTTGCTGAGGCAACTATTGAAGAATCATTTCCCAAAGATTTTGGCATCTATGATTTGAACCAGTTCCTGAATGGTTTGTCACTTCATGCAAGTCCTGAACTTGACTTCAAGAGCAATGACTTTGTTATGATCAGGGAAGGCAAGATGCGCTCCAAGTATTTCTTTGCTGATCCCACTGTCATTGTTGCTCCTCCTGAGAAAGCAATCAATCTTCCTACTGAAGATGTTTGTTTTGTTCTTACCAGTCAGCAACTGGAGAAACTGAAGAAGGCAGCATCTATCTACCAACTTCCTGATATCTCTGCTGTTGGTGAAGCAGGTGTAATCAAACTGGTTGCACGTGATAAGAAGAATGATACTTCTAATGACTTCTCTATTATTGTTGGTGAGACAGACCAAGAGTTTGTCTTCAACTTCAAGGAAGAGAATCTGAAAATTGTTCCTGGATCTTATGATGTTGTTGTCTCTCAAAAACTTCTTTCTAAATTCACCAATCAGAACATTGATGTCACGTACTTCATTGCCCTGGAACCAGACTCCACCTTTGGTTAAGAAGGATTATGATGGTCCACTTTATGCCCCTTGGCATAAAGTTATTGCTGGAAGGATGAGAAAGTGAAACATATTCTTTTTACATTGAAAGGTTGCCCATTTGAATTGCTTGATGATAAAGAGTTTATCAGAATGCTTTTGTACAGAGCTGCAAAAGAATGTAAGTCCACACTTTTGAACCTTGCAGTTCATAAGTTTGACCCTCAAGGTGTTACTGGTATTGCTATGCTTGCAGAAAGTCATATTTCCATTCATACTTGGCCAGAGAAAGGTATGGCAGTTTGTGATGTCTTTACCTGTGGTGATAACGCAGAACCTAAACTTGCTGTAGAATATATGAGAGAACAATTGAAGGCAACTGATATTGTCTCTAGTGAATTTGTTCGTCCTTTGGAATGACTAACATTGATGTGCCAATGAGAATAACTGGCAGTATCATGGTTATTACTGCTTATTTTGTTGTTATTCATGTTAATATGACTCTTGGGGTTGTATTGCACTTTGTTGCTGATGTGATTTCAGTTCCTTACTTTGTAAGAACAAAATCTTGGGATGTTGTCATTATGCTGGCATTTCTTTTGGCAATTAGTTTTAGTAAATTGATTTTTTAATTATGCGTGATGAATTTGTATGGGTTGAGAAGTATCGCCCCAAAAAGATTGAAGAGTGTATTCTTCCTGACAATACAAAGAAAACATTCCTTGACTTCCTAGATAGGGGGGAGGTTCCTAACCTTCTTCTCTCTGGACCACCAGGATGTGGTAAGACAACAGTTGCCAAGGCACTTTGTGAGCAACTGGGTTCAGATTATTATGTAATCAATGGTTCTGATGAGGGTAGATTCCTAGACACTGTACGTAACAATGCCAAGAACTTCGCTTCAACTGTATCGCTATCTTCTTCTGCCAAACACAAAGTCATCATTATTGATGAGGCAGATAACACAACCCCAGATGTACAACTCTGCCTTAGGGCGTTTACAGAGGAGTTTATTGGAAACTGCAGGTTCATCTTTACCTGCAACTACAAAAACAAAATTATTCAACCCCTTCACAGCAGGTGCTCAGTCATTGACTTTGCCCTCAAAGGAAAAGAAAAGCAACTACTTGCTGGGAACTTCTTCAAGCGTCTCCAAGAAATCTTGGATACAGAAGGTGTTGAATATGATAACAAGGTCTTGGTAGAACTCATCAAGAAACACTTCCCTGACTGGAGACGTGTTCTTAATGAAGTACAGAGATATTCATCCAGTGGTAAAATTGACTCAGGTATTCTTGCATCATTTTCCAATGTCAAAACTGATGACCTCTTCAAATGCCTCAAGGAAAAGGACTTCCCTAAGGTCCGTAAGTGGGTCGTTGACAATCTGGACAATGATCCTACTGTACTTCTGCGGAGTGTGTATGATGCTTGCTATACATCCCTTGAAGGTGCTGGTGTTGCTGCTGCTGTGCTTATCATTGCTAAGTATCAGTATCAGAGCAGCTTTGTCGCAGACCAAGAGATAAATATGCTTGCCTGTCTGACAGAAATTATGGTGGAGTGTGAATTCAAATGACAGAAACTTGGAGACAAGCAACAAACAGAATCCTTGTAAAGCAACAGGTTGACAACATCTGTAAACTTTTAGATGCAAAGGTAGAGTATGTTACTATTGTCAACTCTAGGGGTGAAGTAAAGAAACGTATTATGATTACTTATGAAGAAGAAGAAACTAAGCCACCAAGTTAAATCAAGGTGGTACTATATTTTCTGGGGAATTGCCACAGTTTCAGTTGTGGCAGGTCAGATCTATGTTGGATCTGGGTTTAGAACAATGTCTAATTCTGTACAAGATGTATTGGAGAAACTAAATGAAGTACCTTCTAGCAGCAGCTAGTGCCCTTCTGGTTGCCTCTCCTGCCCTAGCGCATGGTCCTGCAACAGCCAAGAGGCACTACCACTCTCTTGGTAACCATGGGCACCACACAGGCACTCACAGACACTTCCACTGCCACAAGAAAAGGGAAGTGTGTCACTGGCATAAGCATGGACACTGGGGTAAAGATGCAGGACACCATGGTAAGAGGTTCATGCATCCAGTCTACTGGCGTGATAAGTATTATCACCCCGATGAACACTATTGGTATCCTGGTCCATCCTGGGAGATTCACGTACACTGATAAATTATGAAATCTTTGAAAACCCCTCTTCGTTATCCTGGTGGCAAATCACGTGCCCTTACAAAAATTGTTCCACATATTCCTGATCTGACAGGATACAAAGAATATCGTGAACCATTTCTTGGTGGTGCTTCTGTAGCAATCCAGGTGTCTAAGATGTATCCCAATCTAGACATCTGGGTCAATGATCTTTACACACCTCTCTTTATCTTCTGGCAGCAATTGCAAGAGAATGGTAAAGAGATGTGTAATTTTCTTTCTAGCAT